TTCAAGTGGCACAAATGCTAACTACCAACCGTACATTACTGTGTATATGTGGAAAAGAACGGCATGAAAAATCCTGAGATATTGCATCACTTCTCTGACGGTCTGTATGCCAAGCAGTCATGTTTCCCTGCTGGCATGGCTATCTTGAAGCATACGCATGACTTCAGCCATTTGTCGATATTGGCACAAGGCAAGGTTGCTGTATTGCGTGGAAATGAGATTGATATTGTTGAAGCACCAGCGTGTATTGAAATTAAAGCAGGGTTGACTCATGGAGTCAAAGCGATAACAGATTGTGTTTGGTTTTGTATTCACGCCACTGACGAGAAAGACCCGTCTAAAGTGGATGAAATTTTGATTAAGGGAGATTGATATGCCTATAGCCGCCGCCGCAATTATGGGGGGTGCATCACTGTTAGGTGGTGCGATGCAAAGCAGAGCCGCTGAAAGAGGGGCGCAAGCATCAGCACAAGCGCAACTTGAGTCTGCAAGAATTGCGGCTGAAGCGGCTAAGTTTCGCCCTGTTGGTGTAACCACTCGCTACGGCACTTCTCAGTTTCAGTTTGACCCAAGCGGTTATCTAACTGGTGCTGGTTACACAGTTTCTCCTGAACTCAAAGCCTATCAAGACCGATTACAGGCTTTGACAGGTGGTGCTTTAACTCAAGCTGAGATGGCTGGTCAACAGTATGCGCCACTTCAACAAGGTGCTACAGGACTGTTTGGATTGGGTCAGCAGTATCTACAGCAGACCCCACAGCAAGTAGCGGCTCAGTACATTCAACAACAACAAGATTTGCTTGCGCCTAGCCGTGAGCGTCAATATGCTCAGTTGCAAAACCAGTTGTTCCAAACAGGTCGTGGTGGCTTATCTGTAGGTGCTACAGGGTTGCGCCCTAGTGGTGCTAGTGGTTTGGGTGCTACTAGTCCTGAGATGGAAGCGTACTACAACGCATTGGCACAACAAGACTTGCAATTGGCGGCTCAAGCGCAAGAAGCTGGTCAAAGAAATGTGGCATTTGGCGCAGGGTTGTTTGGCACTGGTGCTGATTTGATGAGTCAGTATCAAGCTGGTCAGGTTGGTGCTTTGAGTCCATTTAGTACATATTTGGGTGCTGGTTCTACCATTGAAGAACTTGGACAACAGCCTTTGCAATTAGGTAGGCAGTTGGGTGGTCAAGCCGCTAGTGCTGGTGGCAATGTTGGTCAATTCTTGTTAGCAGGAGGGCAAGGTGCGGCAAGAACCCTTCAAGGTACGGCTGGTAGTGGCGTTGGTAAAGCATTGATGGGACTTGCAGATAATCCTTATGTAGGTTATGGTTTAAATCAATACTTTAATCCGCCTAAACAATTAGATTATTCTTTGTCAACGCCAACTTCAACTGGTGGTCTTGGACTAAGACCTTCAAGTGCTTTTGATTTTGGTTATAACCCAAGTATTTAAGGATTAAATCATGGCAAACGGTTACACCATTCCAATGAATAGACTTTTTGCAAATCAATCAACTTATGGCGATATGGATTTGCAATCTCGACAAAGTAGAGAAGAAACAGATCGTTTAAATGAATTAGCAAGATCAGAGCTTTTAAAAAGAATGTCTTCACCATTTAGCCAATCTCTCCGTACTGACTTTACTCCAGCAGATGTAGAGAATATTCAATTAACACCAGATGCTGAACCATACTCAGCACTGTCAGTAAGACAAGCACCTCCATCTGTTGTGGGAGGAATGTTTAGTCCTGAAATCTCCCGTGCGGCAGAGATGCAATATCTTCAAGGTCGTCAAAAAGAAATGCGTGATCGTGCATTAGCGTTTGCACAGTTATCCCCAATGCAACAAGCAGACTATGGTTTCTACCGTGGTGGTCAACAGTTGGGTGATGTGGTTGGTGGTGCTTTGGGTGGACAAGACCCTCAGTTGAAATTAATTTCTCAGCGTCAACGGTTGCTTAGTCAACTAGATAGAAGCGACCCAGAGTCTTACAAAAAAATATCGTTGCAAGCACAACAAACTGGCGATTCTGAGTTGGCTACGCTTATTTCTGAAGCTGGTCGTAAATTAGAACTTGATATAAGTTTAATTAAACAAAGAGGTCGTGAGGCAAAAGGTGCTGAGCCTATCCAACAAATTATTCGTTCAGGCAAATACACTCCTGCAAGCGTAGAAGCTTATGAGCTTAGCGGAAAAATTTCTGATCTAAGAGAAATTAATAGTCCAGACAAAGTACCAGCAGACATCCAAAAAGCTTTTTTAGTTGCTAAAAGCAAAGGCTTTAAAGAAGGAACGCCTGAATTTAATGCTGAAATTGTCAAACAACTTGAAAAAACAGATAAAGAAAGAAACATTGCTTTTGGAACAGAAGCCGAAAGAAAATCTAAAACAATGTATGGAAAGCCTTATGCTGACTTAACTCCTGAAGAATCAGGAAAAGTAGATGCGGCTGTAGAAAAATCAGAAAGAGAAAAAGCAAAAGCTGGAGCACCTAGTTCTGGAATAAAAGAATACAAAGACATTCCTAAACTACGATCAGACATAATTTCTACAGTTAAACCATTTAGAGATACTGTTAATTCAACAGATTTTGCGCTTGAAAATCTCAATTTGTCTATAAAGCAAAATAATTTTGCAGCATTTAATGCGGCTCGTGTGCAATTGGCAAAAGCATTAGCTGGTGGAGATTTAAGTCAAAAAGAAATTCAAGCGGCAGGTGGTGACCCATCTATTCTTGGTCAATTAGCTGATGTGACATCAACGGCTTTTACAGGCACACCAACAGTAGATACCCAGAAAAAAATAGAAGCCACTGTTAAAGCTATCCGCAAGGTGGCTTTACAAAAAGGTCGGGCAGAAATAGAAGCCCAAAGAATTCTTGCAAAACGATCTAATTTTACAGATGAAGATTTTGATTTAGCATCAGATATTCCTGAATTTAGAAAAAAACCTTCTGGCGCACAAACAGGTACAGGACTTAGTTTTGATGCTGAAAAAGAAAAACGCTATCAAGAATGGAAAGCCAAACAAAAAAGGACAACGCCATGACAGAGCAAGAAGAATTTGAGTTTCGTCTGCGTTTGGAGCAAGAAGCTGAACAAGAGCAATCGCCATTTACATTGATTGGTGATCAGCCACCACCTCCAACAATGGGTGAGTTTGCAACAGAAAGCATTGGAAGAACTTTATCTTCTATTCCTGCACTCATGGCTGAAAGCAGTGCTCTTTATGGTTTGAGTGGTGGTGAATTTCCATCTGAATTGCCCCCTCAAGGCACAGCAGGACAAGCCTACACTCAGTTTCAAAGAAGTTTGGGCTTAAAGCCTGAAATGCGTCCTGCAACTCAAATGCAAAGGGCTGTTGGTACAGTTCTTGGAGCAGTAGCAGACCCATTAAATCTTTTTGGCGGTGCTGGTCTTGCCAGACAAGGATTGAGCAATGTGGCTCGTGGTTTGGGTTTGTTTGAAAAAGGTGTTGGAGTACAAAGTGGCATTGCTGGAGTCAGTGCTTTAGGTGGCGAATATGGTGGAGAAGCAGGGGGACAATATTTTGGAGTTCCCGGTCAAGTAATTGGTTCGGTTATTGGTTCATTGGCATCTGGTGGAGGAACTATCAAAGCAGGTCAAATGCTAAGTGATCGCCTTTCATTAAAAGACATTGATGTTGAGGATTTGGCAAATGTTGAGGGTGTTTCAAGAGCAAAAGATATTATTGAAAAAGCAATCAAAACAGACCCTCTGCTTCAAACAAGACTAGAAAATGTACAAAAGAAAATTGAATTTGTTACTGGTGCAAAAGGTAGTGCGGCTATTGCAGGATTAGACAATCTTGTTTTAAATAGCACTCTAAAAAAATTAGCCACAGATGATGTTGAATTTGCAACAGAGTTGAATAATTTATATGCTGATCTCAAGGCGGCAGTTCGTAAAAAATCAGCACAATTGTATCCAAAACCAAGTACAGAAATTCCTTCTGGAGCAGTAAAAATAACAGAAAAACAAGTTGATCTCGACCAAAGAATAAAATTTATTGACGATCAATTAAACAAATTGACAATACAAGCAAACATTGCTGGTGGTACAAAGCCAGCAGAAATTGGCACTGCAATACAAAACCTTGTCGTTGCTAAAGAAAAAGCCGCAAAAAATGCCTTGCGTCCTGAATACGATTCAGTTTTAGGACAAGCATCCAAGCAAGGAGCACTGTTGCCAGCACAAGATACTCAAGATTTGCTCAACACAGCAGAACAGTTATTTCAAGGCGACCCTTGGGCAAAACAAGCTCCATTGCTTAAATTGGTGCGTGAACAATCCTCTAAATTTAAAGCTATGCGTAGACAACCTATGGCTGGTGAAACTGGCGCATTAGCCACCACAGCACCAGACTTAACAATGGGCATGGACATAACAAGCCTTGATTCATTAAAAAGGCGTGTTGCTCAAGACATTAGAGAAACTCGTGACCCGAATAGACAAGATAAATTGCGTTTGTTGCAGACAAGAGTTGATGAAGCATTAGACAAAGTGCAAAATTCTAGTGGAGACATCGTAATTGACTTTAGAGGTGAAAAATTGCCTTTTGGTCAAGCAATGACAGCACTTGACACAGACTATTTCAATAAAGTTGGCATTCCATTCAAAGATGCGGCATCAATTGAAAAAATCACTTCCGCTGACTATGCAGAAAAGATTTCTCCTTTGATTGCTTCTAGTCCAACTGCCATGCGACAGTTCTTAAATGTTGCAGGAGATGAAGGTGTCTCATTGGCAGAGAAGTCTGTTATGTCAAAGTTATACAACCAAGCCCTAAACAAAGATGGGTTTATTGACCCTGTAAAACTTAATAATCTTTTAAGCAAGACAAGTACAAATGGTGGTTACAGCGACATTGTTGACCAGCTTCCTGCGTTAAAACAAAGATTGTCTAATACTGCGCTCAAATCGCAATACTTAGCTTCTGAAAAAGTTGCCATTGATGATGCCGCAAAAGATGCAATGACTAAGGCAGGACAAAGTTTTTTGAAAGATTACGATGTGAGAGGCGTAGATGGAATCGTATCAAGAATGACGGATTCTGCTGGTAAAGGTTATTTGAATAGGTTTTTTGTTGATCTAAAAAAACTATCGCCTAGTGACCAGAAAAATAGCCTAATGGCCGTTAAAAATGGCTTGGTCACGCAAATGCTAGACAGTCCTAGTCCTTTGGATTACCTGAATAAAAATTCAAATGCTTTCATTAAGGTATTTGGAATAAACGAATACAACAATCTAAATGCACTTGCTGATGTTTCAAGATTGTCTAAAACTCTTGACATTAGTAAATTGAATTTTAGTAAAGCCGCCACAGAACAAGAATCTGCCTTGCAACGAGCAATGGGTGGTATAGCACCTCAAAGAATTACTGGCATTTTGGTAAATCAAATTGCAAGCGTCTTCAATAAAGGTTTTCGCATTCTTTCATTGATTGGACAACAAAACATAGATCAAGCAACAAAAGATGCTCAACGCAAATTGTTCTTAGATGAAAATGGTGTAAAAGCAATTGTTGACGCTTCTACAAAATTCTTTACCAAAAAAGGCGAAGAAATCCAATTGAAAACAATGGTTACTCCAGATGATGTAAATAAATTTGCTACGGCTGTTGGCTTAGGTGCTTTGCGACAGAATTATTATGGTGTTTCTGCTACAGCAAGCCCAAGTGAAGTGGTTAGACCCCAAGAAGCTGTTGTTGAAGAAGAATAAGGACACAAAATTGACCCGATTAGCATTTGCCTCCTTGCGGCAGGACTTGTCAAACAGATTCAAGCTGGCTGTGATCTATATAAGCAAGCTAAAGAATCTTTTGTTGAGATCAAAGCCACTGCTGATGAAGTTGTGGCTATCGGCAAGGAACTTGGTGGCTTCTGGAGCAAGCTACGCAAGTTCTTTGGTGCTAAACCTAAGCCTCAAGTTGCAAGACCTGTGGCTAAGTCTAAGAAATCGAATTATGTCGCTGTTGACGAAACTCAAGTAAAAGTTGATATTGTTAAGAATCTGACCGAGTTTTTCAGGCTTCAGGAGCAATTAGCGGCACACATAAGGGAAGAAGAAGAAAAAAGTTTGACAGTCTATGACCCTGACCAAAACCACATGGAAGCGGCTTTAAAGAGGGTGATGGCACAGCAAGAGATGGATGCGTTGGTAGTGCAGATTCGTGAGTGCATGGTGTATCAAAGCCCTCCTGAGATGGGCGCACTGTACTCAGAGGTCTTCAGCATGAAGGACAAGATTGATGAGGAGCAGACTCAGGCGAGGTTGAAGCAAGAGGCAATTAAGAGGCAAGAGGCATGGCTACGCAAAGAGGAGGAAAGAAACCTACAAGCAAAGCTAGCGGCAGTGGTGGTGACTTTTATATTCCTCCTGTACCTGTGGATGTGGTTCGTGTTCGTGAGCCATTGGGGGAAGAAGTGATGGGTTGGATTGCGGCTTGCGTACTGATTGCTTTGTTGTTGCCATTAATGGCATTTCTTTATCTTGACATCTTGGAGACTAAAAATGAGGCTAAATCTCAGTTAGAAAAGGTAGAGAAACTGAGAAGACAAGTTGAACAAAAAGAGAGGGAGAAAGAGAAATGAGAATAGTTTGTTTAATGGTGTTGGTCATGTTGTCTGCCTGTGAAGACAGATACCGCTACCCTTGCCAAGACCCTGAAAATTGGGAACTTGATGAATGCAAACCACCCATTTGCACTGCTTCAGGTACTTGTCCCGAACAACTTGTAACCATTGAAAAGGAGAAAAAGTAATGCCAACAGTCGGATACAAACCAAATAATCGCCTTACCGCTGATGAAATTGAAGTCAGGGTATGGGCATTCGTTATCGTGGTCTTAGTGACCATCCTGTTGACTTCTATGGGTATGTTCTTGTACTCAGTTTCATTTGTCACCCAACCCATGAATGGAATGGCGGCAATTGATAAGGTCTACACGCAACAGATTTCAACCATCATGGTTTTCATCACTGGTGTACTTGGTGGTGTAGCTGGTCGTTCAGGAGTCAAGGCGATAGCTTCTGCTACTGCCAAGGCTGAATCAATCGACAATGATGAGCCGCCCAAGCCATGACCATCTTGAACCCGTATGTGCTTCTTGGCATCGTCTTAGCGGTGCTGAGTGCATTTGGTGGTGGGTATTGGAAAGGCTCAGAGGATGAGATTACTCGTCAGCAACTTGAGATTGCCAAACTCAATGCTGAAGCTAGGCAGAAAGAACAGGCACTGACAATGGCAGTCACACAAACCGCAACAGCTTTAAGGACATCAAATGAGAAAGCAAGACAGATTTCAAAAGAGCGTGATTTGGCTATTTCCTCTGGTGCTTTGCGGTTGCGGATTCCTGTCAAAGCAACCAACTGCCCCGTACAAGCCCCCACAGATAACACCCCTGCCCCCCGAGATAGCGGAGAAGAGAGAGCCGAACTTGACGCAGAGACTGCTCGATCTCTTGTCGCCATCACCGACTCAGGAGATGAAGCAATCAGACAACTCACAGCCTGTCAGCAAGCCTATCAATCCGTCTACGAAACCTTAAAGGAGAAACCATGAACCTGTCAGCAAACTTTACCTTGAGAGAACTCACCAAGTCAGACACTGCCACTCGTTTGGGGTTAGACAATACGCCTGATGAACAGGCATTGGAGAACCTGAAAACCTTGTGCGAGAAGGTTCTGCAACCTGTGCGTGACCACTTTGGCAAGTCTGTGACCGTGAACTCTGCCTATCGTAGTCCTGAATCCAATGCGGCTGTGAATGGCTCAAAGTCCTCAGACCATTGCAAGGGCATGGCGGCAGATATAGAGATAGTTGGTGTTGCCAATGCTGATCTGGCTCAGTGGATTATGGACAACTTGGACTACACACAATTGATCTTAGAGTTCTACACCCAAGGAGTACCTGATTCTGGTTGGGTTCATGTGTCTTATGACCCTAATAATTTAAAGAAACAAGAACTGACTGCCACCAAGATAGCTGGTAAGACCACCTACCTCAATGGCTTAGTTGCTTAATCGTCAAAGAAGTGGAGGAAGACCCATACGCCAAGTATGAGTACACCTCCACCAATAGCCAAAACGGTGATTATGTTAAGTACATTTTCAATCATGTTTAACTCTCCATTCACGCTCGTTGCGTCCTGATTTTGATTTGACTGTGCGTCCTGTCAACTCAATCAAGTTCATATTGGACAACTCGTTTAAACGCCTTGCAACCTGATTAGACTCTAACCCACTATGTTGGGCTATTCCATCTTTACCAAGTGAGCCATGAGCCTTTAAAGTGTCCACAATCATGGAGAAATGCTTAGAAGCCAAATCCTTTGCAGAATCAGCGGCTTCGTAGCTAGTTATTGGGTCAGAGGTTCTCACCCGATTAAAGATAGGCAAGTCAAAGAACTTCTTTACGCCACCACCAAAATGTATATCGTCTAGTTTTGTCATCATTCACTCCTGTTAAGTTAGTGTTCACTCACATTGTCGTCTCTCCGACTGTCACCGCCTCAGTATATTCACCCTGCGGTTGGATGTCTTGGACAATCTACAACTCAAATTCTTAGGGGTCGCTGTAGATTACACATATACAAGATGTCGATGATTACCCCCTTTTTATCAAAACGGGATTTGGTGGTCCATATCCTCAATCCTAGCTTTAGGCTTGCCTTGAGGCTGTGGTTGGTCTTCTTTAGGGCTGACTGCTAGTCCCATGAACTTGCCGTTCTTGCCCTCTTTAATCCATGCTGAAAGCCAGAAGTCTTGCCCCTCAACACGAATGTTGCCTTTATAGTCAGGATGATTGTCTTTTTCTTTCTTGTCGTTCTTAAAAAGCACACCACTATTATCGCGCTGTTCCATATTTACACCTTAATTTCATTGAGTTTTTTAACTTTGTCATCCACTTCTTTGAGAAACTGGACAACCTCACTTTCCAGTTCTGCAATGTAAACATCATTGCGCTGGATTCTTTGAACAAACAGTTGTAAGTGTGCTGGCATTCGTGGGTCGAAACTCACAAAGTCACACCAACTTCTGTTTGCACACGCCATTTGCCACTGCATTTGGTCGTAATACTTCTTTGCTGGCTGGTCACCAAGAATAGTTTCAATGTGTGTGGCGGTGTTAGGACACTTGATTTCTAAGCATCCATCGTCACCAATCAGGCCATCAGGAGAGGCGGCAGACATGGCAATACTTGGATGGTCAATAGCACCTACCTGATCGACTGTATTGCCTGTTTTAACCTCGTATGCGGCTCTGGCAAAGGGTTCGTTCTCAACACCCCACTCCATAGCGGCATTTGAGTAAGACTCTCCGACTTGGCTAGTCATGCGCTCGACTACCAACTGTGCCATGTAGTTAACTCTGCTGGTGCTGTAGCCTGTCTTTGTCTTGGCAACAATGTCAGAGATACGAGAAGCAGTGGCTTTGCCACAACGCTGTGCAAACCATTCGGCAGAAAGTTGTTCTACTTCTCCCATGTTTGTCCCCTTGATCTAAGATGAGAAGCAACATCATCAGTTGGAAAATACTCTTTCAAATGTTCCGCAATTCTTGCACAGGCTTCACGCTCCTCTGCCGCAACTATTTCAGCAAAGATTTGCAAGTGTTTAGTTGAAATAGTCCATGACTTAAAGCCAACATCTGTTTTACACGCTTCAGCCGCCATAACAGCAACTTCATTTTCAGTAAAAGTCATTTCAACGCTCCTTTACGCTTTTCTTTTGCATCAATCATTTTTTTCTGCCAAGTCTTATCAGAACCGCAAGCACTGTAAGCAGTGGTGTAAACATCTTTCAACTCCTCAATGGTGGATGCCGCTTCAATAGCCGCTAAATGGTCAATCATGCTGTTTACATCTATGTCTGAACCTTCACCTTCAGGCAAGTCTTCTCCAGCATAGATATACAAACCCAAACCATGCAATGACAGTGCCTTAGTCATGCAACGCATGATGGCGGTATTGACTGCAAATGCGTCAGGATTGAGGATTGCTTTGTTGCGAAAATCCATTACTGGAAGTTGGCAAGTCACTGGTTTGCGAAACATTGTGACTGTGACGAACACCATTGCAGTGCCGTTTATATCCATGTAACACTTGTCGTTAAACATTTCCACTCTGAAAGTGGCATCTTCATCAGCCTTGAGTGCTTCTGCCCATGCCCACGCCCATGAAAGATATGTCAAATTGCCTTTTTTCTCAGTGTGATTATTGACATTTGCTGACAGCATCTTGTTGATTGCTTCTTTTCTGTCAACCAAATTACCCACTGTTAACACCTTTTCTTGATTCATTCCTTGACTCCCATTACATCGTTAAAAATATCTATCGCCTCTTTGTTTACTGACCACATTGCCAACAGCGTTAGATCGCTGTGCATCTGAGCAATATCGTTATTGAACCCTACGAATTTTTTGTGTAGGCACTTCTCCTCCAGACTCTTTGTCGTTCGTTCTATGCGCATTAGGATTGTTGAATAATCCAGCATTGTTTACTCCTGTTGAATGCTTCTTCCATGTATCCTGAACATTTGTCAGGGCTGAATTCACATACCCGAATGTTGGGTCTGTGATGAGTTTGGATGGCATAACCACCCGTTGCGTCTTAGGTTGTTCTTTCACTCGCCTAGCCGCCCTTTTGAGCAATCTCTGCCGCTCTTTCAAACTGAGTGTAGGTGTCCAAATCTGAAAATAAGATAAAAACCGAGTCATCGCAACATTGGTCTGTTGGATTGCGAGGTTTAATGCAGAACGCACAGTAATACTCATTGGAATGCTCCTCAATGATTCTCTCTAAATTCAGCTTAGTTTTCATTGCTGGCCTCGCTGGTGTAAGGGTTGATTTTAGGCAATTTAGGCTTGTTGTGTTCAATAGCCTCACGCTGTAATTCCATGCGATAAAAACGCCAGAGATTGAGTTCTTCTTCACTATCAACCCAACGAGTCAATGGAATTTCTAATGCTGTTTGTGCAAGTCGTTCTGCTTTGAGTTCGACTCTTGATCGAACCATGTCTGCAACATCAGCCCATGCGTTTGACTGTATTGCTTCAACGATAGCTTGGCTATCGCATATCGCATCTGCAACATCTGAGGGGTTCAGGTCTTGCAGTGCCATCCATTTTTCTCTCTCAAAATCCATAATTCACTCCTGTTAAAAAACCTATCAATGTGTGTATTCTGTCAGACATTATCATAATTGATATAGGGAATTTCCCTAATGCACTTATGAATATCTGCAAGTGCTTTGTTAGTGAACACTTTGCCGCAACCCAAGCAAATCCAAGCAATTCCCATCTTGACTTCGGTTCTGCGCTTACCGCTTTCACCTCTTTGTCTACCAAAGAATGTCCTGATTTGCTGAATCATTTCTTCATTTCCCGAATATAGATAGCAAACGAACTCAGTGTGTCATTACCAAACCCTTGCATCTTTTCAATCTCAACAGCAACCTGTTCAAGAATGTCATTCCTGAGTTCGTCATAAACCTGTTGCTGTGTTTTCCATTCAGACATAGATTCCTCGCTTTTCACAGACGGTTGCATAGTTTTTTGCCTTCCTTTT